GAGTTGGAACTCGAATTGCTTGAGGTACAGGTGGTAGTAGTGGTGAAAATGTACAAGGCTTAAGAGATTTAGTTAATAATCCTTCTGCTTTTAATATATTACCCGTAAGACATAATTTTACAACTGATAAGCAATATACCTTAACAGCTATGTTTATTCCTGCTTATCGAATTGTAACTGATAAAAAAGCTAATTTAGTTGATTCAAGAGGATGATGCGATAGAGATGCAGCTACAGAATATTATCAAAAAATTCGCAGATTAAAAACCGATGATCCCAATGGATTATTAATTTATGAAGCAGAGTATTGTTTTACAATTGAAGAAGCTTTATTATTACAAGGAGGTAATATTTTTCCTCGTCAAGAGTTAGCTGAACAATCTGCACAACTTGAAGTTTATAAAACAGTTACTTTACCAAAAGCTGGTTATTTAACATGAACTCGAACTGAGGATGATGTCATTAATGGTGTTAAATGAAGAGAAGATCCATCTGGAAAAATTCTTATTCTTGAACATCCCGTTCTTTCAGGTGAAGGTACTCAATATAAAAATCTATATGTAGGTGGAATTGACTCAATTGATATTGGTACGTCAGATTCAACAGGTACAGACAAAAATCCATCAGAATTTTGTATTGTAATTAAAAAACGAGTTTTAGGGATTGAAAATCCAAAATATGTTGCCATATATAAGGATCGACCTAAAGACCCAAGAGAAGCTTATGAAATTGCAGCCAAGTTATTAATGTATTATGGATGTCAGGCTGTTTTAGAATCTACAAGAACTGCTATTTTAACTTATTTTAGAAATCAAAAGTGGCTTGGTTTATTAATGAAAAGACCTCGCTCAACAATGTCAGATATTGCAAGAGGTAATCCTCATATGTATGGAGCCCCTGCTACACTAAAAGTTATTGAACATTATAGAGAACTTATTTATGATTTTTGTTTAGATTATTCTCATACTATTGCATTTCCTGAAATGTTAACCCAATTATTGAATTATTCTGATGAGAAGAAAAAAGACTTTGATATTGTTGCTGCGATGGGGATAGAAGTACACATGTCCCGCCTTATAGTAATATAAGGGCAAACAATCCCGTAAAATCGGTGAAGACTTAGATAATTAAATCATGTTATTGATAACATAAGTTTGAAAAATTTAATTATTATGTTAATACCGAGGTAAGTCAGATAATCGCTGACCACCGTAACGCATAGATACTGAGCGATAGGAGAGCAATAATGTATCCAAGAGTGCGGGACACCCTACTACTAAAGAGGGTGAAAATATATGCTGAACTGATTGATGATTAAATCAATATTACCACGAATAGTGGGAAGAGGGAAACCTCCAGAAGTAAAGGATAAAAAGCCTTTACGATAACAAAATGGTGTGAATTAGGTGATGAAGAATTATCATTGAAAGTTCCTACAATAAAAGAACCAGAAGGAAAGAAATTCAGAGATATTGGGTGATGAAAAGATGAGAAAAATTATAGACATTACGGACCAATTCCATTAACAGAAGAAGAAAAACATGAGCAAACAAGAATTAATTCAAGCGATTCTTGATTATATAAGAACTTGATATAATGCTAATTATATTGGCTTTATAGATGTTATACTAAATAATCCAGGATATACCTTTGTAATTGGAATACCAAGTTATATGACTCTAACTACTATTAATTGTGACTGTGATAATGATACTGATTTCTTAAATTTTATTTATGAAGAACTGAGAAAAAGAAATTATGTACGACAAGAAGTATATGTTGTGCATAGAAAACCTGAGCCACGTAAAGAAGAGTAATAGAGAAACCAAATATCAGCTAAAGACTAATACTTATAATAATGTATAGAAATCAAAATTCAAATAGAAATAATGGTACTGGAAATAGTAGTGGTACAAGTAAAGAGGAAAAAGAAAAACATATTCTTGATACAATTGACACTGCAATTAATGAGTTAGTATATGAAAAAACTCAAATTATTAAAGCATATAATTATTATCATGCTAAACGTGATCCAGAACAATTTAGGCATTTAGAAGAAAACTATGGAATAGGAACTCCTACTTCAGTAGAATTTACACCTTTAACTAGGAAACATATTGATGTTTTAGTTGGGGAATACTTATCTACACCTGTACTTCCTAGAGTTTCTTGTAAAGATAGTAGAACCCTTTCAAATATTTTTAGAGATAAACAACTCAAAATTAATAATGAGATTGCACAAGCCTTAAATATTCATTTAAGAAATACACTTTATGCCAGTATTTTAGGACAACCTGGAGTCCCGGATAAAGCAATTCAACAACAGTTAACAGATCTACATGAATCTATTGATAGAAATTTTATTTCCGAATATGAAATTGCAGGTCAAAATATTGTTGATTGAGCAATGCAAAGTCGAGCAATTGATTTTGCTAATCAAAGAAAAACTCTACTGATTGACTTACTAGTTAGTGGAACAGTTTATTATAAAGTTTGTCCATCCCCATCTCAAACTAATTTAACTTTAAGAGTATTAAACCCTATTAATACTTTTGTTGATCGTAACCCTGCGTCCCCATATTTAAAAGATTCATCACGAGCTGTAATTAGAAGCTATCTAACTAAACAACAAATTTTAGCTAAATATGGTAAATTTTTAACTAAAGAAGATTTATCTGAATTAGATAAATTAAATGATTATTCAATTGATGGCTCTGCTACTACTTATTTAAGAACTTATGATTATGTAACTGGTAATAATGTTTCAGATGGAATTTTAGGTGGTTTTGAAGTTACTCCACTACTTCCATCTGAACGTAATACTTCTCAATACTTTAGGGTTTTTCCAGTTTACGAAGTTGAGTGGTTAGAAACCGAAAAAGAAGGTGATGAATATGTTGTTAATAGATATGAAGGTACTAGAATAGGGACTAATATTTATTTACCTACTGGTAAAGTTGAGAATGTTGTTCGTAGTATTGATGATCCTTTAAATTGTGCTTTATCTGTTAATGGCATTTTCTTTAGTGATCGAAATGGAGATCCTTTATCTCTTATATTAATGACTGCTAATCTACAGGATAAAAATGATATTTTATCTTTTTATCGAGATAATATTATTTCTGAATCTGGTACAACTGGGGACTGGTTAGATGTTGCTCATTTACCTGCATTTTTAGGAGCAGATGTAACAGAAAGATTGATGAAATGAAAAGCTTATAAAAAATCCGGTATAGCTTTGATTGATTCATCACAAGAAGGTACTCCCATGGCTAATACAACTTTCGGTGGTTACGATGACACAATTAAGTTAGAAACTATTCAAGCTATTGATTTAGCTATTCAAAGAATTGAAGAACAATGTTCTATGATTACTGGAGTTTTTAGAGAACGATTGGGTGGTATTGAACAAAAAGATGCAGTAGCTAATGTACAAACTGGGGTTAGACAATCCACTTATATTACAAAACAGTATTACCAAGTAATGGATTTAGTAACTCGAGAAATTTTAATTGATATTTTAAATACTGCAAAGATTGTATATAAGAATGGGATATCTGGCACATTAATTTTAGGTGAAAAACTTAATCAAACCTTTACTGCTTTACCTGAACATTATACTACAACAGACTTTGATATTCATATTGCTGATAGCGCAGATATTGTTAAAGAACAAGAAATGATTAAGGAATTAAGTATGCAACTTGTTAAAGGTAATTTATTAGATCCAAATACATTATTAGAAGTAATTACCGCTAAAAGTTTAACACGTATGAAAGAAGATGTTAAAGCTTCTTTAGATAAAAAGAAACAAGAAAATGATGAGTTAGGAAAGTTAACTCAAGAGATTAAACAATTACAACAACAGCTACAACAAACATCTGCTGAAGCTAAACGATTGCAACAGCAAGTTCAGAAACTTAATGCTGATAAATTAGAAATAGAAAAAGAAAAAATCCAAGCTAAAAATGAATTAGAATGGTATAAAGCTAAAAATGAGAATCGATTTAATGAATCTAGATTAGATTTTGATAAAAAGAAGACTCAATTAGAAGCTGTTGAATTATTAAATAATAAATACAATAACAAAATAAAACCTGATTAATATGAAATTTATACAAGAAATAAAGGTTAGATGAGTTGCTAAAAGTCCCGCATTATTTGAGAAAATAACTAAATTTTCTTTAAGAGTTGGTATGATTTCTTTTGGGATATTAACAATGAATGGTGTTTTAGATCTAACACAATATGGAGTTCCTTCAATAATTTTCACTATATGTGGATATATTTTAGTAGGATGTGCAGCAATGGGTTTAACTTCTAAAATTACAAAAGAGTAATGGAATCAATTACAATTAATTTATTACGAATTTCACCTGATAGTAAATATCTAGAGTTCAGTGTAGAGTGTCCATTAAATTATAGATTTAATAAATTATATATTAAAAAGTATGATATGACTCCACTTAATGATACAGATGATTTATGAAGAGACTGTTCGCACTTATTACAAAGAACTTCTACAAAAGAAGTTATGCGTATATCTACTGAAGCATTAAGTGGATTAACTATTGCAAATGGCGCAAGTACTATATATTATGTTCAATTTGGAGCAGAATGAATTGATCCATCACCATCAACTCCGACATTACCAATACCTACTGTAGCAGATGTAATTGGTGTAGCATCAGATGTAAATAATGTATATGTACTATTAAAGGATTATTTATTAAATTTAGATGCGAATTGTTTATCACCAAGTGACTATCAATTTTTGTTAAGGAATTATATGTTTTTATATGCTCATACAGAAGCAATGAGATTAGAAAGATTTGATGAAGCAGAAATGTTTTATGATATAATTAAAAAATCTTTTACAAACTGTACATCAGACAGAAGTAATAATACTAGAAATATTAACTCAAGTAATTGTAATTAATATGAATGAGGTTAAAAATTCAATAGTATCATCTATTGTTAAATATTTAAATAATTTACAATATTTAGCAGTAGAGGATACAAAAACTGCTGGAGATATAATATTATTAATTATAGCAGATGAAATATATGATTGAAGTAATTGATATAATGTACCTCAACAAGAACAATTAAAGTTACAGAAATTTAGAAAAGCGATTATAAGAAATAATCCTAATTTAGTAGAGCCTATTAGTAGAACAAATAATTTTTATAAAAATGTAAGTTTGCCTCAAACTTTATATACTTGACAAAGAGTATATGATACTATAAATGTACAAACAATTGATAGTAATATTAATGGAACTCATCCTGTAATTTTAACAGATGCGATATATGATGATCCTTCCACAACTCCAATAATACCATAATGATACAAAGTAATGTACTATTAACAGATGTAGAAATACCGGTATATGATAATCTTATTAGTACTAATATTTCTTTAAACACAAATTCTCCAAGTAATAATGATATACTACCATTATACGAGACAATTGATGTAATTCCAAATATGACTCCTGGAAGTGGGAGTGTATTTAATGGCCTACTTCCTAAAATAACATCTTTAGATGAATTATTAAAGTATTTATCTGAAATAATGATTAGGTTTAATACTAATCCTAATTATTATACACAAAACGATTTTTCATTATTAATTAAGACTTTATCTAATAGTTTAATATTTTTATACGAAAATGATACTACAAATGTAGGAGCTCAATCAGTAAGTTTTGTAGGAATTGCAAAATTAAATACAAATCCTTTTACTGATGCTGCCGCATTAAATAATAAGTTTCCAGGTATATATTTAGCACAAGATATAGGAGATTATCCGATTTTTGGTGTTACTATAACTAATGATGATTTATCTAATAATTTAGTACTATTGATACCTCAAATAACTAATAATGTATTTATTGAATATCAAAAAAATATTTATAAGTTAACTATTAGATCAGGTTTTATAGCAAGTAGTACAGCACCTAATAATGTTTATGAAGGATTAAAATGATTAGATTTAACTACAGGGATAGAATATACTTGAGTTGTAAATGAAAATGCAAGTCAATGAGTTGAATTAGGTTAAGGAAAAGCAGGGCAAGCTAAACTAGGCTTTCTAAATGAAATAAATAGAATAAATATAGGATTTATATATAATAAATATATGAGTAACATAAATTTTCCAAAAAATCCAGCGGTAAATGATACTTATACTTTTGGAACAAAAACATGACGATTTAATGGTATTGGATGGGTTTCTGATGCAAATTTTAGTAGTGGGACTACTGACTATAATGTTTTAAATAATAAACCACAAATCAATTCAATTGAATTATCAGGCAATAAAACAAGTGCTGATTTAGGATTACAGCCCTCAGGTAATTACGCAACTATCATAGACTTAGATGCTAAAGTAGATAAAGAAGTAGGCAAAGGTTTATCTACAAACGATTATACAACTGATGATAAAAATAAACTTGCAGGCATAGTTATTGGTATGCCTGAAACTGTTCCAACAGCTATTGCAGTTGGTGGAATTGCAGCTGGGACGAATCTTCAAGGGAAAACAGCCTTAGAAATACTTGATACTATGCTATATCCTGAGTTATGACCAACACTCACAGATCCTAGTAGTACATTTACTATTTCGCCAAATGACACTTATCAGGAAGTGGGAGCAAATATAACAATAACTACTGCACATACATTTAATCGCGGAAGTATTTCGCCAGCTTATGGTACAAGTGGATTCCGAAGTGGAAACCTGATTAACTATACCGAAACAGGTACGGTAGGGGTATATACTGTGGTACTTGGGGTACAAAACTGGACAAGTAAAGCTAACTACGCAGCAGGTGAACAGCCATTAGGAAGTAAAGGAACTCCTTATAAAAGTCCACTTGCAGCAGGAAATACGCCAGTTATTACACGAACTATTATAGGTGTTTATCCACTATATGCGACTACAGCCACAATAACATCAGTTACAAAACAAGCACTTCAAGCACATGGAAGTGATATTATAGTTAGTTTGGTTAGTGAAGATGGCACACATAAACAGACTGTTCAAATTCCGCAAGTATGAGGAACTATTGGAACATTACAGCAATATAACACACTTTCAGGAAATTGAGATAATATTGATTTAGCAACATTTACTAAGACGAGTATTATCATTAATGGAGTAGATTATTGACAATATGTATATAATGGAAGTACAATCGGCTCACGTCAACTTAAATTTAAATTATAATGGCACGTACAAAAGGAACACTCGCATTATCAGCAAACTTTGAACCACAAATTGCAGCTCCATTAGATGCAAGGTACCTATGTTCAAAGAAAGATGATTTAATTCTATCTACTACATGGACAGCAAAGGATGGAACTATATATGCTTATCAGGGCATGATTACTTCCGTTTGGAATGACGGTGATAACAATGGAGTTTATCAATTGAACGGAGCTGATTATACAATAGCTACAAATTGGATAAAAATAGGTGACCAAACTTTATTAGAATTAGGTGGTCAGCCACAATTAAATGGAAATGGTTTTGTGATGGCATCTGGGAATACTATTAGCTATAATGACAGTAAATATTCTTATCTTCATAAAGAAAATTATACTTGCCCATTTAAGCCTCAAATGTATAGAAATCTTGAAGGAGATTTTTCCTTATGGATTTCAACTCCACCAGCCGGAAGTACAATACCTCAACAAACTCCTATTTTAATAATCGCTTTTGGAACAGATTCTACATATGGTTCATATATTCAAGTAAAAAATATGCCATATATTTCAGAATTAGTTAAAACCCCAACTAATTGGCTTCTATATGATATGTCAAGTGACCCAGAACCTGATTCATGGACTACTGTGATAAATAAAGTAGTTTATCAAGGAACAATTGGATCAAATACAAATGTAGCAACTTTATATTATAGTGGGCTAGATAGTATTGGGGAAGTATATATTCCATCAATTGGAAACTATATTGCTATAACTTCATTTAGATCTAATGGATTAACCATAGATAATAAAATAGATTTTCCTTATCATACAGGGACTTGGAATAGTATATTTACCACACAAGTTAGCGGAATGTGGAAACGATCAGATGGGGTGTATTGTGCATTAGTAGCTGGAGCTGGGTCTGATTATGACGCTCATCATTTGTTTACATCCGATTCACCGTTTGGAACTTGGGTCGATAAAAGCCCTAATAGTAGTATTTTTGCTTCTGCTCTTGCGCTACGTTCAGATATTAATGGTTTTGCTGCGATAGCAGGAGTGAATAAAGTTCCAGGAAGAGATGGTTATTATTTTTCTATCGCAGCTGGTCGTCATAATAATGCTCTACCATTTATTGGATTTTATAGTATTGTATTTGATGAATATATGACAGAAATAACTATAAATCCTTTAAATATAGACCCAGCATTGGGAATAAATTTTTCTAATGGAGAAGTTGGAAGAACGTCATCATGTTATTATGAAGGAGAATATCTTCTTGAATATAATACTGGAAGTACTCCATTTAATAAAGATAATCATTGTCAGATAATAAGTTCAAAATCATTAAATGGATTATTTACTGCACATTCAGTTGTAATTGATCTTAATATTATTGATACAATGGGGCAATTATCTACAGGCAGTATGAGTGCTGCTGTTTTATGCGTAATAAATAATCAATTGTATGCATTTTGGGCTCAACAATCAAAAACTACTTTAGCCGGTAATTTGAATGATGCAGAGTTGATGCTTTCAAAATATGATTCAAATTATAAGACATGGTCAATTCTTAATTCTCCAATAGTGACGGCTTTGCATGGTGGCGATGACGCTTGGGGAGACGGCCATGACTGGGGATTAGACCATATAGGAACAACTAGTGGATTTTATATAGAAGACAATAAATTATATTTTGGATATGCAGCTTGTCAGGAAAAGGATACATATCAAGTTACAGTTGCTTATTTTGATTTAGATTATTTTTTAAATAAAAAGAGAGCATATTTAAATGATATAATAAATAAAACTTCATTATATTTACCTCTAACAGGTGGCACAGTAACTGGATTATTAACAGCAAACGCTGGAATTAGCAGTACTACAGGAACATTTAGTGGTGGAATATCTGCTACTACAGGAACATTTAGTGGGTTATTAATAGCTAATAATGGATTAACAGTTAATGTAAATAACGGAGCAACTAATGCTTTAACTATTTTGAATAATAGAAATATCGGAATTGGGACGACTAATCCGTTAAGAAAGTTAGATGTTATTACTGATTCTTCACAAACAGGTTTATATGTTGAAAATCAAGGCTCCACTATTTATCCAACAGCAATATTTAGAAATAATCAAGCTAGTAGTTATGCTTCTATTGATGTATATGGTGGAAGTGCAATTACAAATTCTACTAAGTTTCAGTTTGGGCAATATGCTGAGGGAGATGCATTTTTATTTTTAGTAGGAAATAATAATCTAGATTTCTTTACAAATAGTGTCAACAGAATAAGAATTAATAGTTCTGGTAACGTCGGCATCGGGACAACATCACCTAGTAAATTATTAAGTGTTGGTGGAAGTAATCAATTTACTGTTGACTCTAATGGTAATTTATTAGCCATTACAGGAACATTTAGTGGGTTATTAACAGCAGCTAATTTATCAGGAACAAATACAGGCGATCAGGATTTATCAGGGTTACAACAAAGAATAGATACATCTCTTGAAACAAATTCAACTACTATCGTCGGAGCTATAAACGAGGTAAATTCAGTTGCAAAAGGAGCAAATCAGGCACTGTCATTCAATGACTATCAAGCGGTTATTGCTAAAATGTCAATCACTGGGTTAAATGTTGGTCAAAATCTTTATGTTGGAACACTAAATGTTCCAGACTTATGGATTAAAACAGTTGAAGCTACAAATGTACCCTATACTTATGTTTCTGATACTCAATTTGTGAATGATGTTTTAGCAGGTGTTCAAATCGGTTATTATATATTATCTGTTCTAGAAACACAAAAAGTTGATTTATCTGGATATGCAACTATCACGTCAGTAACCACAGGTTTAGGTACTAAAGTTGATAAAGTTACAGGGAAAGGTTTATCTACAAATGATTACACAGCTGATGAGAAAAATAAACTTGCAGGAATAGAGCTCGGAGCACAAGTTAATGTAATAGAAAACATTACAGTTGGGGGTGTTGAACAAGCTATCACAAATAAAACCGTAGCCTTGACTATTCCAAATCCTGATTTAACGGCTTATTATACAAAAACAGAAACGGATGCAAAGATAACTCCTACTACACTTGTAGTTTTCAAAAATGGTGTTAATGGTAATTTTTATTCTCGGACATTCAAATGGCCAACAGATAAAACCATTTCATCAATACAGCTGATGAGTAATTGTAATAATATATCGTTAAGTATTGGGGGTACAACATATGACAAAACAACAGCGGTAAATGTATTGCTTCCTGCCAATACAGAGATGACAATTAATGACTTAACAATAAACGCGGGTTTCAACTATGGCGAAGCCCTAATAATATTCTAAAATATGACAATAGCAGAGAATGTAGAATTTATAGAAGATTTACCACTTTCTAAACAAAGTGATGAATTTAAACAATGGTATATTGAGAATATTAGTACATTAATAGCTTTAGACAAAAAAGATAGTGATGATGAGTTTGGTAGACCTTATTCATTTACAGTAACATTTGAAAAATGGACTATAACTATTATCTGGATATATATAACAGATACTGTGACTGATTGGCGTTGTTCAGATTTTAATATTCAAATAAAACAATAATTATGGCTGCAAATTTATTTAAATTAAGATATCTGCCCAATCCTGATGGTTCAGAAAGTGGAACTGCATTGACAGATAGCAATACAGTATTTGTACATACCTATTTGGGTGATGATAACACTGGGGATGGGACTCGTGCAAAACCTTATAGAAGCATAGCTAAAGCTAATTTAAAAAGTAGTACTTATCTTGTATTTAGGGGAGTTGTTAATGAATATCTTTCAACATCAAAAGTATTAGTAGGAGATGATATTAATCAACAATTAATTACTACTAATTATGGAACTGGGATGGTAGACAGCGCTTTTAATTTAACAACCACTACTTATTTTAAGAATAATTATAATAGGGAATCCAGCAGGATAATTATAAAAAACATAATGAATACAACAGGCAATGATCTTGGTAATCATGATAAATTTAATTTCTTATTTTTAGGTGGATTCAATGCGTATGTAGCTGCATTTATTATTTGCATGCGGAATTGCACAGCCTGTGGAGTAACAAGTACTTTTGCTCATTATAATGGAATTATTCTAACCAATCTGAATGCAGTACCTGGTAGTAGTTTTGCATATATAGTTATGCCAAGCTCAACTGTTTTTAAATATAATGGCGTTAATATAATTCAACCATTATGAACTAATGATAGCAAGGCAAATATAGCTTTATTACGAACTGCCTTAATAAATGCAGGGATGTCAAATGCAAACGTACAGGCTTTGTTTCAACAAGATTCTTTTGGGAATGAAACTTGTTTAGTTATAAACGAAACAAGAGCTGGAGGTAATAAAGTACCTATTTTCAATCAATATGCTAACACGCTTACTGGAACATTAACAGCAGCAATAACAGTAAATCAAGCAAAAACAAGTATTCAGCTAAATGTAACTGATTCAAGTAAATTTTCGACTACTGGAGATATATTCATACCTAACTCAGATGGTAGTGGTTCAGAGGTATTTACATATACGTCTGTTACCATTAATTCGGCCACACTAATTACTTTCAATGGGGCAAGCTATACTTTTAAAGTGGCACACAATAGTGGAGTAACGTGCACACGTTATGGAGATGTATTAGACTTTACTTTGAATCCTGACCCTTCGAATGAAGCATTATGGGCGAGTAATATTGGAGGTTATGTTGGATGTTTTAGACCAGCAGAATCAACTACTATTTCTTCTAATAACCCAATTATAAATGTCAATGATGATGGTACGGATGATACTGCTGCAGGTAGTTTGATGAGTTTAAATGCTAGTGGTAATATGATATTTAATTCAAATCAATCTCAAGTATGGAATAGGATGAGAGATACAACTACAACTGTAATTCCATTAGGTTCCACATTTAAGGGGTTGAATGCAATGTCACAAGATGGCTCACCATTTGGATTTTATTTAGGTAAAAAACAGAATTTAATTGACAATAATATAGTCAATCCTGGAGATACACTTACAGTAGGGGCAACTTATAAAGTTTTTAATGATAGTTCTAAAGATACAACTAAAGCAATTATTTATAATGGAGTTCAATATCTACCCGAGTATTTATTCACTTGTATATCAGGAGTACCAACATTTACGTTATTAAATGATGGTTCAGGAACATACGTAAAAAAATTAAATGCCGATGTATTAGAATCTATAGAAATATTGCCTTATGACGATATTAATACTCCGAGTAATACACTTCCTAAATTTTCAGCACCGTTAATGGGCGACTGCAAATTGTTATATTATACAGCTGCTGGAGCATCTCGTTATGGAACGGTAGCTGGAAATCCTGTATTATTTGGCGATTTAGCTGGAGCAAATTTTGTAACAGATTTTCCAAACTGTACCGATAAAATACCATATTATAATAATTGAGCTATAAGCAATGCAGATCAAGAGTTCTTTTCATTAAGTAGAACTGACCTAGGATCGCCAAAAAATACCTATTTTACAGCGGCAATTCCAGTATTAAGATATTTAAGAAGAGAAATAAACGGACACTTTGATCAAAATTACGATTATTAATCATGATACAACTTAATAACATAGGAATATCTATTGATAAAGGTGTTATTCCTCGTATTTACACACTACCATTTAGCTTGTCAAATATAGGAATATCAGTTGATAGAGGAATTATTCCGCCGAAGAATTATTTTAACTCTAAATTATTTAATATTGGGGTTAGTTTGGATAAAGCTGTTGATGCAGAGCTCTTTTATCAAGTAAATTAGATATACATTAAATTGGTAATTATGATAATACTAATAAAGATTTAATAATATAATAACTAAATATGAGTATATTAATTGATTTAATAACACATTTTGAAGGTTTACATGATGGAGATCTTCATGTAATAGGTTTACAACCTAAAATGGATCCGGCAGGTATTTGAACAGAAGGTTGGGGAAGGGCAATGGTAGATAAAGATGGAAAATTTATTAAAGGAATGGATAAAAAAGATTTAGCTTATGCGTCTCAAACTATTCATACAAAAGAAGAAGCAGATGCTGCATTACTAGCAGATTTGAAGCCATTTCAATTACAAGTACATAGAAAAATAATTATACCATTATCAGAAGCCCAAGAAGCTGCATTAGTATCATTTTTTTATAATACAGGGGGAAGTAGTACACTTTGTAATCTTGTTAATGCAAAAGATAAAGGTTTATATGATTGATGATGTTCACATTATATTTCAGCACAAGGGGTTCAATTAAAAGGATTAAAATTAAGAAGACAAACTGAAGCTAATTTATTTATTACAGGTAAACTTAAATTTTTCACCTAATTTTAAAGTATAGATATAATTACTTTTGTTATTAGACATTTATTTTAAAAGTAAAGGAATCAACTTACATCTAGGAGATGGGGTTAGATTTAAAAGTCATGGACTTATACAAGTTATAGGGCATACTAATTATTTAGTATTAAGTCACTTTCTTTTTAATGATTCAAGATTGTTAATACACCCTGAGATTTTAGAAGAGCCAGAATATGCAGTATTATCAGCAATTTGATTTTGACATATTCATGATTTAAATGAATTAGCAGATAAAGATAATCTTAAAGCAATTACAAAAATTATTAATGGTGGTTATAATGGCTTAACAGACCGCCAGGCATTTTTAACTAAAGTTAAAGAAGTTATTAAATAAAAAATGAGGCATTGATATTATTTAAAAGTTATGTCTTAGATATATGCTATATTATATATTTAGTTATAAAAAAAAGTAATATCTTTGCACCATTATAGATAAAAATTATATTAATTAAAAAAATGATAATGAAAATGAAAAAACAGGATTTATTGAAACTTGAAGATGTTTTCAATGAAATTAAAGGAAGTGGTGATACAAAATTTAAGTATACTATTCTTAGGAATATTGAAATTTTAAAACCATTTACTAGTAGTCTTAAAGCACTTGAAAAAGATCTTAAAGCTCTTACAGAACCATTTGAACAAGATAGAAATGCTTTAATTATCGAATTAGGACATCCAAATTCTAATGGAACAACATCTATCGATGTTGAAAACGAAGAAGTTATGGCAACTTTTCGTGAACGTTTAAATAATCTAATTCAAAAACACAAAGATGAACTTGATAGTTATCAGTCACAATATAATGATTATATGACTATATTAAATGAAGATGTTGAAGATGAAATTCCATTTAAAACAAGAACTGTTGATCAATGTGAAGCTATTACATTTACAGACGAACAACTACAATTACTAATGGACTTTAATATTATAACTGATTAATCGAATACCAATGTCAACTGAATTAGACCACGAATTAAATAGTATCTTTGATGATACTGAATCTGCTAATGCTGATAATCAAAATAATCAAGATAGTATCAGAACTGATGATTTTTTTACTGATTCTTCAGCAACTGATTCTTCAACACTAATTAATAATTTATTAGAAAGTAGAGGAATTAAAGATGCACAAGTAACAATTATAGATGAAAATAATAATGAAGAAAAAGTAGATTTTTTTACTTTAACTCCAACTGAACAATTAGAAATTTTAGATCCAGTTATATCAGAAGAACCTGATTTAGATGATTCAGAGATTGCTTTATTAAATTATTTAAGAACTAACAATTTAACAACTGATGAGTTTTTAGCTAATTATAGGCAATCTATCATAGATGAGTTAGGTGCTTCACAAGCTCAAGATTACAGTATAGATTCCTATGATGATCAAGAATTATTTTTATTAGATTTAAAAAATAAATTCAATTTAACAGATGAAGAGTTAGTTAAAGAATTAGAAAAAGAATTACAAGATGAAGATTTATTTAAAAAGAAGGTTGATGTTCTAAGGGCAGAATACAAACAATTAGAAGATCAATATAGATTAAATCAACAAGCAGAACTGGAACAAAAAGAAGCTGAAAACTATGAGCAATTTTCTGATCTTATGACAAATATTGCTTTACAGACTCCAGAATTCTACGGAATTGAACTAGAAGATGAAGAAAAAGATGAGATTCTGTCATTTTTATTGGATTTAGATGAAAATGGAACAAGCGAGTTCTATAAAAGTTTAAATGATCCAAAGAAATTATATGAAGCCGCGTGGTTTTTACGTTATGGTAAACAATCATTTGACGTTTTAAAAAATGCATACGAATCTGAGATAGCAAGAATTAAAAAACAAGATAAGCCCGCGGTTATTCGTAAATCTACGAATGACGAAACAGAAATAAAAAGTATTCACAACTTAATTTAAAAATTAGATTAAAATGATAGTAGCAAGTTACGTCAACGTAAAACCCGAGTTAGCACATAGTAGAACTTATGAAGATTTCTATAAGCTATTAGGGACAAGACCAAAAATGATGGGAGTTATGGCAAGAATGTATACTCAAAATACAGCAACATTCTTAACTGAAGCCTTACTGAACGTCTATTATAATTCAAAAACTGCAAATAAATTTCAACCAATCAATTCATTAATGATTGAATGGGAAATTGATGTAGAGTTTGTTAAAAGAGTGGCATTTGCTGCACCTCCTACTGGAGACGGAGCAAATGGATCCGATATTACTATGTATTTTACTGAACGTTATTATGAAAAATATGATACGTTTAAAGTAGATGGTTCACGCCAACAATTAATAGTAAAATCAACTCCAACTCGTAAAGGAGACAATTTCTGGGAATACACAGTTAATTTAATTGATAGTGATTATTCATCAGTTTTAGATGCAACTTATTGTCAAGTAGGTGGTACAACTAGATTCTTATCTAATATCATGCCTGAATATCATGAGACTGGATATACTAAATATCAGAGTAAACAAATATTGCTCCTTGCAGCCTAGAAGCTGCTCGAACTAAGTTTTTTAATTGCTGGAACGCTAAATACTATTAATGTTTAGTATATGTCAATCAGCAGCGAAGCTTTGGATTGCACAAACATTTTTATGGAGTGCCAAAGAACGTTCAACGACTATCTCGGAAGAGAGTACACTTTAAGTGGAAAGAGAAACTAACTTTAGAAATAAAAAGTATAAAATGAAATACATTGTTTATCAAACAATAAATTTAAAAAATAATAAAATATATATAGGAGTTCATAAAACAAATATAGAAACATTTGATGGTTATATTGGATGTGGGATTAAATTAAATAATCCATCTTCTTATATGAATCCTACAACACCATTACAATATGCTGTAAAAAAATATGGAACATCTAATTTTAAAAGAATTACATTAGCTACATTTGATAAGATTGAAGATGCTTTTGAATTAGAAAAACAATTAGTAAATCAAACATTTATAACTAGAAAAGACACATATAATGCCAAATTAGGTGGATTAGGTGGAAGTTCTTATTCTAAAAAAATTAATCAATTTAGTTTAGATGGGAGGTTATTAAAACAATGAGCATCTATAATAGATGCTGCTAATTTTTATTCTATATCTGATACAGCGATACATAATGCAAATAAATTTAAGGGCAGCTGTAAACAATTTTTTTGGTCGGAAGATCTAGAAATTAATACAAAAGAATATAGTAATCATATAGGCCAAATTTGTTATAAATATAATGAAAATGGAAAATATATTGAAACATATAATTCATTTGTAGAAGCAGCTAATGATAATAATGATTCTTTACAATCTATACAAAGATCAGTAAAAGGCGGATCTAAATCAAAAGGATTTTATTACTCTACTGAATTACATGAAAATTTTACTGGATTTCCAAAAGTATCATTAAAAAATAAATTAATTTACATATATGATTTAAATGGTAATTTTATTACAACTTTACACTCAACTAATGAAATTTGTAATTTTTTTAATATAAAATCTACAAGTAGTATAACAACTGCAATTAGAACAGGTAGGCAATATAGAAATTATCAAATTTCTTTAGAATATAAAGAAAAATTAGATCCTTTAGTAGATAAAAGAAATACTAAAAAAGTAGTTCAACAATTTAATCTCGTTGGAGATTTAATAGCGGAATTTGATAGTATTACTTCAGCTTGTGCAAAATTTGGTACAGGAGTTCAAAAAGTATTAAGGGGTCAACAACAACAATGTAAGAATTTTATATTTAAATATAAAAGTTAATAATATAGTCTGATCTTATAGGAAACTATAAGTTAACATTATTGAATATTGAAAAACACAGAAATTGGATTACAGAACATAGAAATGACATTTCATATTCTTCTCGTTATGCTCAAATGGAAGATCAATTTATTAAAGTCGCTCAAGGTGATGGTAATGGCGAATTAAAAGAAAAGATCTTCAAGTTGAATAAAATGGAAAAAGATTTGTTAGATAATTTCCAAACTGTAAAAAATAACCATTTACTGTGGGGTAAAACAACAATGGATAAAAATGGCAAAGCCACTATCCAAACTGAAGATGGTAGACCTTTAATTGCTGGTGATGGTTTAATTCCTCAAATTGAAAGATTTGCATCTAAGTACAAATACGCTAAACTTAACGTAAATGTAATTAATACTGTACTTGATCAAATGACTCAAAAAGCAAAAGATGCAACTG